AGATCAAAGTTACTAATACGCCGAGTGACGTTATCATTGATCTAACCATGAAGCTTTTTAGCTTACTTTCTAATGATAGTTCTAGTATCTTTAAATCATCTTTTGTTGCTACATTATTTTTAATAATATGTTCTAGCTCTTCCGCCTGTATATCTGCTATTTCTGCCTTCATCCCTGCACCCTTTAATCTTATTGCATAAGTTACTGCATTGAATGGTATTGATAACATTTGTTTACTCCTCATTGTTATTAGTATTTATCTTCTTACTCATACTCTTATGTAATATATCTTGTACCACTAGTTGTAAGCTAACTTCCTTCTGCACTGCAAGCACCTTGAGCGCCTTCCAGCACTCATGCGACACGCTGGCTGTAATCTTTTTATCTTCTTTCATGGAAACCCCTCTTTGTTGATATGCGCTATGATACCACGGTATCGATAGGTGTCAATGATCTTTCACATGATTTTTTATATTTCATTAATTGTTCAGTAATAAGTGCACATAAAGACATTTCTCTGTCAATGGCTTTTTTCTTGAAAAATACCCACAAATCTTTATCTAATCTTAAAGTAAGTGGCTTGCTTTCAATCATCATTTATTCCTTTTTTTATATATTAATTCATTGGTTATATGGTATCTTAATAATAAATACTAATCAAGGATGATTATGAATAAATGGATAGAATATGAGAAGGAAAAGGCCAAACTAAGAGAGTTGAATTTAACATCATCTGAATATGAAAGATTGATAAAGGAACTATCGAAAAGGTTAGGGGTATGAAGCCAATAAGGAAATGCAATCCATAATTACACTTCCTTTTGGTGAACGAAAAAACAATGGAGTATTAACAATACTAAGGAAGATTTGTGAATTTATCAATGCGGATATATGATTATTTAGAAATGAAAAAGGGAGAGTTAGCGCTCTCCCTAGTTGTGTTAATCCATTAACCAAAAATAACTGAGTAAAGGAAATTTTAATGAAACTGCCCCCGTATGGCAAGCCTCTGCATGAATTACTTTTATCCAACAAGAAACCAGATAATAGCGTTTATTGTTACATTGGCCAAGGTTCCTGGGAAAAGGGTAAGGTGTCTTCGATCTCACGTCCAACCCGAACTCTAGCGTTACCGCCCAACCATTCACCTTTCTCATATCTATGGCCAGTCCATGGGTGTGAGATACTGCTAATAGAAACCAGCGAATTAGTAACGGAATATATTGAAGATATTGTGCGAGTTTTATTTGCTCACCAGGCGCATAGAATTGTGTGCTTATCTTCAGAATTTTTATCAACTACATATGAAAAGGATTTTTAATTATGTCAGATATACGTAGGCCCGATAAAGTTTATTCAAAAGAAGAAATTGAAAATTTTAAAATAGAACATAATATTTTTGATAAAAAAGAATCAATGAAGCTTAAATTGATAAGCTCTTTAGGTGATTATCCTCAAGTTCAAGAAATACAAAGCAGTAAAGGCATTCGATATAAAATTTTAGATACTCATGAAAATTTAAAATGGTTATTAGATAAATTTAATACAGAAATTAAATATAATTTAATGACAAGACGACGAGAAATTAAGATTCCTGGACAATATATTTCTCAAGAAGATTATGACAATGAAGCGCTATCATTAGTTGAATATTTAGCAATTCTTAATGACATGCCTATTAATAAAATAAATGAACATTTGAATAAAATAGCCCTACAAAATGCTTACCATCCTATTGTTGAATGTATTAAAAATAATCCTTGGGATGGCATAAAGCGCATTGATTCTTTTCTTGAAACAATCAAAAGCACTAATCAAGCATTAAGTAATAAAATTCTTCGTGTATGGATGCGAGCAGCAATTGCAGCAGCTTATAGTGTTAATGGATTTGCTAGTCACGGTGCAATTGTTATTCAAGGTAAGCAGGGTATAGGTAAAACTGCTTGGATAAAAAATTTAGATCCAATTAATTGTGGTGCAATCAAAGACGGGGCAATTTTAGAACCTAATCTTAAGGATTGTGTAATTGGACTTTCTCAATTTTGGATTATTGAATTGGGTGAATTAGATGCTACTTACAGAAAAGCTGATATTGCCAGAATAAAAAGTTTTATTACTATGGATTTTGATTTTCTAAGAAATCCATATGCGAGATTAGATAACAAGAGGCCAAGAAGAAGTGTTTATATTGGAACCGTCAATTCATGTGATTATTTGGTTGACGATACAGGTAATCGACGCTGGTGGACAATTGAAGCTACAGAAATAAATTATCACCATGATTTTGATATGAAACAGGTGTGGGCAGAAATTCATTATGAATGGCTGAAAGGCGAATCAACATATCTGGGTAAAGATTTACAAGAAGAAGTTAATAGAAATAATGAAAATTTTGAACAATTAGACCCATTAGAGGAAAAATTGATTTCATTCTTCGATTGGGAATCTGCTTTAACAAAACAAATGACTGTCACCAAAATATTAGAAGAAATGGAATGGAAACCTATAGATCAAAAATCTGTTCAGAAATTAAGCAAACTATTAACAAAATTAACCGATGACAAAGGAATGAGAACTAAACGTGAAAGGTTGAGATTAGTTCCTTGTTTTTACAACGACAAGTACAAACCATAAAAAGTGGTGACAGGTCAAAAAATAACCTGTCATCGAAAGGTGACAGGTCACCCGTCACCAGTGACAGGTCAAAAAATAACCTGTCACCCAAAAATTCCCTTATTATTTAATAACTAACATTACTGATGACAGGTATGACAGGTTTTATTGTATATATACAAGAAATAGATGAAAAAGGGGTATATATACTCTTAGGGAAAGTATGGAAACAGCTGTCACCCTGTCACCCTGTCATCTCATTGACAAATATTGTTCCACATAGAACACTGGTGACATGAAAACGGAATTTCAACAAGAATCACTTTGGCAGACATATAGCATGAAGAAGAGAAAAGCTCTTTTGAGTGCTATGTGTAGCCTTTATGGGGGCAAGGATGTTACCCAGAAAGAAGCGCTTAGCAACGATACCAACAGAGAACCAAGAGCAGACAAAATTAGTTGTGTGGATGACAAAGGCTAATATTACCCATTTCGCTATCCCAAATGGCGGATTTAGGAATGCTAACGAAGCTTTTAATTTGAAGCGTACTGGTGTTAAATCGGGAATCCCTGACTTATGTATACCGGTTCCTACTTCGTCTTACCACGGGCTTTATTTGGAACTTAAGCGGATGTCTGGAGGACGGGTCTCAGATAATCAGATATTTTGGATTGATTACTTCAATAAAGTTGGATATTTGGCAGTTGTAGCACGAGGGTTTGATGAGGCTAAAAAGATCATAACAGAGTATCTCAATAATGAGGAGCATTAAGGTATGAATTCAGACGCTCTTAAGAAATTGAAGGCACTATTACTCAATCACGAAGGCTATCGGCAATTTCCTTATTTTGATACCACTGGTCATGAAACTGTTGGCATTGGGCGAAATCTTACAACCAGCGGCATATCTATTCCTGAAGCATATTATTTGCTTAGTGAAGACATTCATTATTTCGAAGTGAAACTCAATGAGTCTTTAAAATTCTTTAGTGAACTGAATGAAAATAGACAGATTGCATTGATTGACATGTGTTTTAATCTCGGTATTCATGGTTTCCTTGCGTTTAAAGGCATGATTATTGCCTTAGAAGCTAATGATTTTGAGCGTGCAGCTTGGGAAATGTTGAATAGCAAATGGTCATCTCAAGTTGGTGATCGTGCTAAAGTATTAGCAGATATTGTTAGAACTGGTGAAATGTGATACTTTGATTAAAAATAACACAGGTTGGTATTATGAGTACATCTACTGAAGGTACAAAGAAAAAAGGTGGCAGAATTACTGATTTAACACCTATGTTGGTTGACACAATTGTGTCTAATGTTCCGAATGTTTACTTTATTAGACCAGTTTCGGTATTGTCTGGCGTATCTGAAACTAATTTATCACGATGGCTAATCCGTGGGGAAAAAGAACTTAACGATAATCAAGACACGATATATTCTGAGTTATGGGTTCGATTCAATGCTGCAAAATATGGTGATTCCAGAGATATGTTAATCCGTTTGAAAGAATGCCCGAGAAATTATGGTGCGCTTACCTTCATCCTTGAGCGATGTTTCAAAGAAGATTTTGCACAGAAATCTGATACACAAATGCGATTAGAAGATATAGTATTTAATCAAATAGCGCCGATGTTGAACAAGGACCCGTCCAATGGCAGCCAAGAAACCGAAGAACTTCATCAAGAAAGCGATCAAACACCCAGGTGCATTGCATAAAGAATTGCATGTACCATCGGATAAAAAGATACCACAATCAAAGCTTACTAAAGCCTTACACTCTAACAATCCTAAGATGAGAAAGCAGGCTAATTTAGCACGCACATTAAGTGGATTACGCAAATAAGGATATTGCGATGAATAAAGAAGTTGATGATAAACACACTGCCTTTTTAGAATTACCCGGTGGATTGAATGGCATTGATTATCCACAGAAGTTTGTTAAAGCTCCTTTATCGGCTTATCCTGCTAAGCCATCATCACAAGGTAAAGTTGTACCTGTTAATGCCTTAGCTATGAAAATGTCAGAGGGTTGTTGAGAGGTAATCGATGGATTGTCCGCGCTGCAAATCTTTGGAAACCAGAGTGATTAAATCAAAACATAATTCGTCTGAAAGTATAAGACGTCGTCGTGAATGTACGAAATGTGGATTTAGAATAACCACTATTGAACACGTTAGAATACCTATAAAAAAGGATGTAATGGATGCAGCGTTACACAGGTGACAGGACTAAAGAAGCGTTAAAGATATGTGAAGCATTCGTTGATTCTTATAATAAGCGTACCCAAAGACACATTACGTTTACTGATGACAGGACGATCATTCATGCAAGCGATGCGGATAAAATTTATATACCGTCTGCTACTGGTAAACAGTTTCATGCTACTGATGCTTTTGTTAACCTTATTATCGGTCCATATGGATCTGGTAAATCTACAACGTGCATACAACACATGGTCAGATCGGCTTGTGCTATGCCAAAATGGTTCAACGGAAGAAGACGTGCAAGATGGGCAGTTGTTAGAAATACAAGCGGAGAACTTGTCAGTACAACCCTACAGACTTGGCTCACTTGGTTTGGAGACTTGGGAGACATAAGAAAGCGTCAGAAACCATTGCTAACTTACGAGCATGTATTTAATGATGGCGATGGTATTATTGAATTAGATTTAATTTTCATTGCGCTTGATAGACCAGATGATGTGCGTAAAATAAAGTCTCTCGAATTAACCGGTGTTTATCTAAATGAGCTATCAGAGTTGCCACAGAATGTATTATCTCATTTCAAGGGGCGCGTTAATGGGCGTTATCCTTCCCGTTCTTTTTGCCCTGAACCTCATTGGTCAGGCATTATTGCTGATACAAATCCTCCTGACGAAGATCATTGGATATTTGGCGACTTTGAGAGAGATATCACGCCCAGTTATAGAATATTCCATCAACCTTCCGGTCTTATTCAAGATGATTCTGGTGAGTTCATACGTGATGAGTGCGGTAATTACGTGCAAAATCCTGATGCTGATAACGCTAAGCATTTATCAAATGATTACTACCCCAAATTAGCGGAGAAGCAATCTCAAGGCTTCGTTAAAGTCTATTGTGGTGGTAAATATGGGTTAGTTGAGTCAGGTAAGCGAGTTTATCCTGAGTTCAATTATGACATTCATTCTAAGCAAACCATTGAAGCGATTCAGGGTGAACCACTTTATCTGGGATGGGATTTTGGCTTCACACCTGCATGTGTTGTCGTGCAAATATCAGCACGTGGTCAGTTAAGAGTATTGAAAGAATATATTGCTGATCAAATGGGGATTAAGACATTTGCTAAGAACATTGTGATCCCGAGATTAGTAATAGATTTCCCATATTGTAAGGTTGGCGGATCTGAAGGTGATCCTTCAGGTGTAGCAGGGGATGATATTTTAGAAGAGTTATCTTGCATTGGTGAACTTAATGCATTAGGTATTGAAACAAATCCTGCGAGTACGAATGATCCTGATGTACGTATTAACTCTGTTAAGTACTTTCTTAATCTCATGGTTGATGGCCAACCGGCTATTATTGTCTCACGTGAAGGCTGTCCAGTATTAGTGAAGGGATTTATGTCAGGTTATCATTTCAAACGTATGAGCGTATCAGGTGATGAACGATATCAGGATAAACCTAACAAGAATAAATACTCACATCCTCATGATGCTTTTCAATATAGATGCATGCCATTTGCTAGTGAAAGATTTGCAGATAAGAATTCAAAACCTAAAATTGATATGTGGAATCCTGTTTTTAGATGGTCAAACTAAATAATACAGTTTTAAAATTGTGTAAAACCGTATAAAATATATTATTTAATAGGTAATATATTATGGAAACAGCAGCAGAATTTTATTCATATATCATAGAAAATGGTTCTTGTTTGGATTGGCGCGGTGGCACAGATAGAAAAGGATATGGGTGTGTTAACTGGAGAGGTAAAAATAAACGAGCAAATCGCTTATCTTATGAATTAACATTTGGAGAAATTCCTAAAGGATATTTAGTATGTCATTCATGTGATAATCCTTTATGCATTAATCCAAAGCATTTATGGGCTGGAACATCTAAGCAAAATACATTAGATATGATGGCAAAAGGTAGAGGGAATATGATTAAAGGTCGTAGACTAAAAAATTCTCCTTTAAGGCCTAGAGCTAAGTTAACAGAAGATGATGTAAGGGATATTCGTAAAAGATTAAGTAAGGGAGAAAAGGCTGTTTGTATTGCTAAATCGTATAATTTAAGTGATAGAACAATAGGTGATATTAAAACAGGTAAAAATTGGAAAAGTTTAAAATGATAGGGCAGAATTAATATGGTTAATAAGGAAATAAATAATGGCGTGCAATTGCAAAAATGAAGATGGAACATTAAGTCAAAGATGTTTTGGAACATGTTTAAAGAAGGAAATTATTGATCAAGAAATACAGCAACAACGTGATCCATTGAATGGTTTTGCTGAGATGATAATTGCTCAAGTTGATAAACGTATTGATTATGCTTTGAATAATTTTAATGTAAAGTTACAGAAAGATTGGTTCATTGAGAGTAGTGAGATATTTTTAGAAGGATTTAAGGAAGGTTACAACTTCCATAAGGATAATGGATATGAATGACCCAAATGATAAAGCATTTGAACCTCAGATAAGGAAACAAGTCTCATGGATTGATGACAATCTTGAGGCGAAAGGTAAAATATTTAATACTGAACAAGAAATGTTTTATAGAGCTACTGATTATAGGGGATAGCGTTTTAAATGTTTCTTTACCAATCATAAGTTTGATGGAAAGCTTATGGTACAATATGGTTTTGATCCATTCTCTATTTATTACAAATGGAAATGTAGTAAATGTGGAGAATTTATAAGTACAAAAGGCCAATTTACTAAGGAGAGTTAAAATGGCAATTGTTTATGATAATTTGGTATATGATGCAGACTTACCTGGCCAACCAGTGGATGGTTCACAAGTTAGATTTGTTCGCATTAAATGCAACAATACCTTAGCCCAAGTTATTACTGCTGGGTTCTTAGATAATCTAATCAAACAAAGAGCATTAGCTATGTACGAATCAGATTTCGTATTTGTAGCAGCATCTGATGGAAATCAAATTTATAAGCCAGTCATTGTGGCAAATTCAATTACATTGACTGCACTTCCTTAAATCGTATTCCGGGGTACATCCTTACCCTATTAACTGGTCGGCCGTCTGCCAGGGAATAAATGACGGCGCAAATTTATCCACAAAATCTGTGGATAAGTATGTCTTAATACTGTGGATGACTTGTTGAGTAATTATGTGGTCAAAATTATCCAGATTATGTACATATACTATCCACAGCTTAATAATGCTGTATCTAAATGAATTTTAAACATTATTTGTATTTATCCACCAATAATCCTCACATAATAACTAATAAAAAAGATATAAATAATATATTATTATGAGAAGCAATTACTTATCCAAGGAATGGATAACATGGAACGTGAAGAAGATGATGTTAATGAAATGTCAGAAAATGACATTAATGAGATGGAAGAAAAGCGGGTTGATGAGTTGGATAAAGCTGGCATCAATGAACAGGATGTATTGACTCATGCTGGGAAGCATTTAAGCACCTGGAATGCTTATTTCAATGAAAATATTGTACGTGGTAAAGACGACGTTAATTTTACTATTCGTGACCAATGGACGGCAGTAGAACGTTCGGAATTTACCAGATTATTCAAACCTGCTATGACTTTTAACAAGCTTTATGATTCAGTAAAAAAAATCGCAGGTGAGCAAAGAAAAAACAAGCCGGATCTACTTGTGCGGTCATTAACAGGGAAGGCGACTCAAGAACAAATAAACCTTCGTTCAGATCTAGTACGTACAATCTCTTATCAATCTCAAAATGATCTAGTTTATCAAACTGCATTTAAATCAGCTCTCATGATGGGTTTCGGGGCATTTCAAATTTGTTTAGATTACGAATCACCACGATCATTCAATAAGGTAATTCGGTATGAGATGATACCTGATCCTATCCGTACTGTCTTTGATCCTGTCGCATTAAAACCACATAAGGGTGATGGTAACTTCTGCGCTAGATACTACGTATTCTCTCGTGACGAGTTTTTTGCGACATACCCTTATGTTACCAACCCTGTCAGTTATGTTGATCCTTATATGTTGTTGGACTTACAGTGGCAAACAAGAGACACCATTAATGTTTGTGATTATTTTGTCAAAGAATGGTATCCATTAAAAATCTATTTAGTTCAAATAGGTGATAAGAGAATATCAGCTACTGAAGAACAATTGCATCAGTTGCGTTTGGATTATAAATCGCAAAAAGAAGCTGTAGAAGGAACTGAGGAAGCTCGTAAAATTGTTGCTAAATTAGAACCAATCGTCATCTCTGAAAGACAAACCCAAGATTATGATGTAATGCATTATCGTATGATTCGTAATCAAATAATTGAATTTTCACATTGGCCATCAAAACAATTACCTCTTATATTCGTTGATGGTGATTCGTATTATCTTGAAGGTCGTCAATATACCAAGAGTTTTATTCATGAAGCTCGTGATGCTCAAAAATGTGTTAATTATTTCGGAAGTGAAATTGCAGCAGAAGTTAAGAATCGTAGACGTGAGCAATGGATTGGTACGCCAGACAATATTGCTGGGTACGAGCAGGAGTGGAGAAATCCTGAGTTGCAAATGGGTATGTTACATGCAAAACCTGATCCTAAAACTGGGCAAATGCCGACAAAACAAACTGCCTGGGATCTTTCGCCTGCAATCATGCAGAATTTCCAGAGAGCTGGACAGGATATACGGGAAATACTTGGTTTCTCAGAGAATGAGGCTCTCCAAGGTCGCGACATGTCGGGTAAAGCAAGACGTGAGCGTAAAATGGAAGGATCAATGAGTGCATATGTTTATTTTGACAATATGAATCAAGCTGTTGAGCAAGGTAGTCGTGTTGTAAATGATTTACTCCCTTACATCATTGGTGAAGACGAACGTACAATGGTTGTAAGTAAAAAAGACGGAAGAACAGAACCTGTTGTCATAAATCGGAGAGGAAAAGATGACAAGATTGAAAATGATCTTGGGATGGGTGATTTTGATGTTGAAATTGATACCGGACCTTCTTTCGCTGTTCAGAAAGAGATCGCACTTGAAATGTTTAGTGAAACAATTCAAGCATATCCTCAAGCATTTCCGCTTATCGCTGATTTATGGGCAGGTAATCTTGACATTCAGCAGATGGAACAAGTTAAGGATCGATTTAAAACTTTGGTTCCTCCTCAAGTGTTGGCCAAAGAAGAAGGAAAAGAACCCCCTCCACCACAACCAAATCCCCAAGAACAAATGATGCAAATGGAAATGCAGGCTAAGCAGGCTGAGATTCAAAATAAAATGAAAGAAATAGAATTAAAAGCTGAGAAATTAAAGTTAGAGAAGCAACAGTCTGAATTAGATCAAGTTGAATTATTACTTAGAGCTAAAAAAGATCAGCAAGAAACGCAATTAAATATTTTTGATCATAAATTGAATCTTGAGAAAGCCAAAGTAACGCATGGATTAGATCATAAAAAGGTTGATCTTGATTTCAATCATAAGATTACTGCATTGCTGGCGGATATTTACAAACATAATAATCCCCAGAAGAAAGAAGATAAACAAGGATAGGGAATGCCTAAATTAAAAATAATTGATAGAGATGGATATCATACTTGTAGAAAATGTTTGATTGAATATAAATGTACAAATGAAAATTTTCATGTGAATAACAGACTTCCAAAAAAATTTAATATTTACTGTAAAATTTGTGATAATAAAAGACGGTCGGAATCTGAAAAAGAAAAGAAATATCACAATCTACCTAAGAGATGCGCTATATGCGAAAGTTTTTTTTATATTTCTCTAGCCTATGTAAATAAAAGATTAAAAATGAAAAACTATAATAATAATTTTTATTGTTCTAGAAAATGTGTAAGTAAGCATACAAAACATTTTAAATGGAATGGAAAAAGACAGGGATCTTTAAACCCATCGGCTAAATTATCTGAAGATAAGGTTAGAGAAATTAAACTTTTTCTTAAAGATGGGTTTACCTTAATAGACTTACATACTAAGTATAATGTAAGCCTATCTACTTTAAAAAATATTAAATACAGTAGAACATGGACGCATATTACCGTTTAGGGTCTATTAGTGGCCTTATGCCATCCATATTCTAAGCGTATAATTTAAACATTCGAGGACATGATGTCCTTCGTGCGACCGAGGCGCATTAAACTCGCGGGCAAATGATGCCGAAGTGGAGACAATATGGAAGTTGGTCAGGATATGTCGGGTAACGAAACGGAAAACGTTGTTAATTCTGATGAGGTAATGGATGGTCTGGGCATTTCACAGGATGTGGATGCTGGTGAAGAGCCACATGAAGACTCAGGGACTAAGAGTGAAAGCCACGATTCGTTAAGTGTCCAAAAGCGATTGAAGGCACAAAGACGAGCTCATGATAGGGAAATGCGTGAGATGCAATCAAGGATGGATCAAATGCAATCGGTGCTTCAACAGTCAGGTAATCCAATGCAGCAGCAGCAACAACAATCTCCGAATCAAGGTGAAAACCAAAACGGCATGCAGGACGCAATCCACCAGGCAGTGACCTACGCTCTTCAACAGAAGGATATGGCGGAGAGACAGGCACAGGAATCACAAGCACAACACCATATTGCTAAACAGTATGGAGAGTTAAACCGTCATCTGGACTCTACGGCAGACAAGTATGACGACTTTGATGATGTTGTGAGAGGTGATGCCCCATACACAGCCGCGATGCGTGATGCAGCGTTAATGTTACCGCGTAAAGGCTCAGGAAGTGCAGGAGAAGTCCTGTATAGACTGGGTAAAAATCCTGAAGAATTATCTCGTATTGCAAAACTCCATCCAGTAGACCAAGCATCCGAATTGGTTGCCTTGAGTCATGCGCTAATATCTGGTGGTGAGCAAAAGAATCAGCAAGCCGCACGTCCATTAGGGCAGATCAAGTCAAATCCAGTTGTCAATGCTACGAATGTAAATGACAAGACACCTATTTCTGAACTTAGAAACAGGATGAAAAAGGGTACGTTTAAGTAAACGACTTTTTTCATAAATGGATTTATTAACTCTAGGACGGAGTAACGGCAATGCCAAATCAATTTATTACTACGCAATTGGTAAGTAACACTGCATTAGCAATGTTTGCTAACAATTCACCATTTGTAATGACGGGTTCAAGGATTTATCAAGATGATTTCCAAAATTCAGGCTACAAAATCGGCGATACTTTGCAGGTTCGTAGACAGAATAATTTTATCGTTGGTGATGGATCGACTGCTGTACCACAAGACATCGTTGAAACCGTTGAAAATATTACAGTTGCTCACCAGTACCATGCATTAATTGCATATACAGTTCAAGATTTAACATTACGTATTGAAGATTTCAGTCGTATGTTTATTCAACCGGCTATCCAAAATATTATCACTCAAATGGAACGTGATATTAATGTTGCTGCTGAGCAAGAGTTATATTTCTATACCGGAACTGCTGGCACGCCAATTAACTCATTTTCAACTGTTGATTTATCGGGTGCTAAGTTGCTTGAACAAGGTGTAAATATTGCATCTGATGCTTACTTAGCGATGACGGTTCGTGATGGTTCATCATTGAAATCAGCATTATTAAATAACTTCACACCTGTATTTAACGAAGAAATTGTGCGTCAATCAGCAATTGGACACCTTTCATATTTTGATATGTTCCAATCACAAAATATTGTCAAACACGTTGCTGGTGCAGGTCCAACCTTGCATGCTGCTGATGCATTGACTGTAAACGGTGCTGTAAGTTCTGGTAATACGATTATTCTTGCAGGGGCAACTGTTGGTGTAACGAATTATTTCTTACCTGGCGACATGATTCAAATTGCTGGCGTTCACAGTGTGAATCCACTTTCTCGTAAATCAACGGGTCAGGACATGCAATTTGTTATTACCCAAGCCGCTAATTCAAGTGGTGGTGGTGCAGTAACGATTACTGTTTCTCCAGTTATTATTTCTGCTACATCAAGTCCATTACAAAATGTAGATGTTCCAGTGCCAAACACAGCTGCAGTAACTGTCGTTCCAGATTACAACGTTAACGTTGCATATCCTGCTCGTGCATTAGACATCGTTTGTCCTCCACTTTATAAACTGCAAGTTCCATACGCTTCCGTTGCTGTTGATCCTGAAACTGGTTTATCACTAGCTGTTACACAAACTGGTGACATTTTAGGTTATCAAAACTTAATGCGTATCGACATTCTGTGCGGATTTAAATGGCATCCACAATATGCAGTTAAGTTGCTTTCCTAAGGAGAATAAAAATGAAAGATAGATACGACGGTAATCCTGGAAAAGAAGCTGCAATCATGAATCGCAGACAATCACGCCTTGAAGCACAACATGCTGGCAAGGATGCATTTGTTAAGCGTGAACAAGCAGCTCTTGATAAATATGCAGGCAAAAAACCAATGATGAAAGCTGATCTTATGGAGTTCAATGCCGAAATGCAAAATACCGGTAAATGGGCGCAAGAGTTTGGTAAAAAACTCACCATGGGATTGGACAAAGTGGCTTTTCCTGTAGATGGTCAGGGCGACGACTCTTAATGTCGGATTAAAGCTTAAAAATAGATACGTTCTTTGAGCGTATCTATTTTGTCGGCATTATAGGGAGGCTATTCGATGGCTCAAGTCGTTTATACAGTCAATGAATTAATCGTAAACTCCCTTTATCTGACGGGTGAATTAGGTGTTGGTGAAACTCCTGATGGCTTTATGCTTTCATCTGGTATTGAATTGCTCAATGAGATATTAAACAAATTTGCCTCAGATAGTATTTATATTCCCTTTTTGACCACAGTTGATTTTAATTTTATTGTTGGAAAAGATACGTATTCATTTTCTGACATTATCCCATCTGATATTACCTTAGATAGAATTGTTGATTTATCTTTTGCTAATTATTTTGTTCCCGCCAATGGTCAACCAGCAGGTGCGTTGCCGATTTCGTTTCCTTTCACGGCCGATCCGACAACAAATTTGCTGACCATGGCAACGACTGCTGCTTATCCAACGAACACACCGATTACTTTATCTACAACCGGAACCTTACCGTCACCATTTATTTCTGGTACGACTTACTGGGTTATTAATGTTAGTCCCACGACATTGTATTTAGCAGCAACGTCAGCTGATGCTGTTATTGGCAATTTTATGAACATTATATCCACTGGGACAGGATCAAATATTATTACTGCATTTAATTTCCCTGTTGGTCCAGTAAATGCTTCATTGGTTTATCCATTAAAGATCATTAATAAAGCAACATATTGGAATGTTGTCAGGCAATCAAATTTATTATCTAGACCTGGGTTTATATTTTTAAATAAACAGGCTGAAGAATCATTTATCACTGTTTATCCAGTTCCAGATCAACCATATCCAGTAAAACTTCAAGTGAAGTGTATGATTAATAATCTTGAAAATATGGATACATTAGCGCAATTGCCACCGAATTCTTATGGTTTTCTAAAATTAGCTATGGCTAAACGTTTTAACTGGTATTACCCATCATCACGATGGACACCAGACATGCAGTCTGAATATGACGATTATTATGAGACCTTTAAAGCAACGAATGAGACTGATCTTACAATTAGGCCATCAGTCATCTTGACTGCACCAGAGCCATTCTACTGGCCAAATATATTGAGTTACTAACATGCCAACAGAGAATTATGAAATAGTTGGAAGTTACAATAATCAACGTATCACCAATATTGATTCTGAACGTACGATTAATATGTTTGAATATTTGGATGCAAAAGGTAAAAAGAAAAAAACACTCATATCAACATCCGGTATTTTAGATACAGGTTTTATTTTTCCTGATAGTAATCCAACTGATTTTTTTAGAGGTGAATTTGTTTTAAATGAATTCCAATATGTGGTCATTGGAAGAAATATTTATAGAATTGATTTTAGCAATACCGTATTAAAAATAAATACAATTCTTTTAGATGACCGAACAGGATATGTTGGTATTGATGCAAATAATGCTAGTCCTGAGTCTCAAATATTATTTGTAGATGGCAATAAAGGTTATGCTTGGGATACAGCAACCTTACAATATACACCCGATATGCGAACAGTTGATCCCGCCTTTCCAGCATCCCCAATTGATGTTTGTTTTATAGATGGTTTTTTATTGGTTGCTCACGGTGGAACGAATCAATTTCAATTATCAGCTTTTAATAATGTTTATTCATGGGGATTGGTTGAAAGCACAACAGTTACTTTTGACAATACAACAAATCTCATTACACCTAACACTGGAACTGTTTATGTGACTGGTGTTCCTGTTATGTTTGCGCCTGGTACTGCTGGAGTTTTACCACCTGAGATCATCGAAGGTGATACTTACTATGCAATATTTGTTTCGCCATTAACGATAAGAGTTGCTACATCTCTTGCTAATGCTTTAACAAATACCTTTGTTAATTTTACTACAGATGGTACGCCGCCTAATACAATTACAAATCTTGCTGGATCAGGATTACCTGGACAGCTTCAATTAGGAACAATTAATTCCCATCCTGGAAATATTGTTGCGTGCCGTACTCTTCATAGAAGAGTATTTCTATTTTCTGCAAATTACACTGAGATTTGGGAGAATTCAGGACTAGGAACTAATTTACCATTAAGAAGAAATAATGGTTTATTAATGGAGTATGGAACTCCAGCGATAGGTAGTGTTGTTACTGGTTTTGATAAACTTATTTTCTTATCACAAGATAGAGATGGTCTAGGTGCTGTAATGGAAGTAATTGGAACTGAATCAATTCCAATTTCTAATCGTGCGCTCGACTTTCAGTTAGCACAATATGCTGCTCTCGATCAGATTGATGATGCAAGAGGAATTTTCATAAAAGAAAATGGAATAATATTTTATCGACTTAATTTTACGGAAGCGAATCATACTTTTGTCTATGATGTGACACTAAGTAATCCTACGGTTGAAGAAGGTAAATTGTGGCATGAAGAGCAAACGCTTGATGGGAACAGGCATCCCGCGCAAACGCATGGATACTTCAATGGTAAAAACTATTACGGAAGTTACGATAGCCCTATCCTTTATCAAGTGGATAGTGCATTTATTACGAATAACGGTGAAGCAATACCAAGAATAAGAATTGGCGAACCTGTTGTTGTAGATACTTATAATCGTAGACGCATAGATAGATTCCAATTAGATGTTGTTCAAGGCCTAGCAAACATAACTGATATTTCATCCGTATTAGATTTGCTTACTGAAGATTCAAATATTTTAACAACAGAATTGGGTGTTGATTTGCTTCTGGAAGGAAGTTTAATCCAGGCAACTTACAATCTATCAAATCCGCCAATATTTTTATCTGTATCAAAAGACGGTGGTGTAACCTATGGTTATAGACAAGAATCTTTCATGGGTGCCATTGGTAAAAGAACATATCGAACAGTATGGCGTAAGATAGGTGTTATCCCAAGAGGGCAGGCATTTATTCCTAAAATTGAATTTTTTAGTAATGTACCATTTACTATATTAGGCTCGGCTTGGTCTAATGAAGTACTACCGGAGTAATTATGTCTAGTTCTATCGATCAATTTAATTATTATGATCCTCTCGTAAAAGAGGGTACATATAAGATGTCAGAAGAATGGATTTCTCAATTAAGTTCATTCGTCGATACATTAGTAGATTATTTGCAGCCATTTGGTATTTCCATTCCAATACTAACAACTGAAGAGAGAGATTCCATACAGTCGCCAGTTGAGGGTCAAATGATTTATAATACTAATTCGACAGTAGGACCTCCACGAACCGCGCAACTGCAAGTATGGCAAGTCAAAGCTGATGTTGGTGCATGGAGAAATATTACTACCGTTTAAGAGCGATTTAACATCATAAGGATATGATGATATGGCAATGCCAGAATATGCACAAAATGCTTTATACGGACAAGGACAAGGTGGTGGCTTCGGTAGTGGCATGGGTGCTGATTTATTTGGAAGCGGCATAGGTGGCATTCTAAATGGGTTATTTGGAAATGCTGGAAAGCCCTACCACGATGCTGGTAAAGAACTCGATAAATACTTTCCCCAAGCTCAACAATGGCAACAACCATTTTATAATGCTGGAACTGGCGCTATACCTGGCTTCCAAAATTGGCTAAACGGAATGCAAGACCCTAGCAAATTCATTAATGGATTAATGGATAATTATAAAGAATCTCCATTTGCTCATTATCAACAACAGCAAGGAATGCGCGCAGCTCAAAATGTTGGATCAGCTTCTGGGATGAGTGGTTCAACTCCTTTAATGCAACAAGCACAACAAAATGCTCAAAATATTTCTGGTCAAGATATGAACCAATGGTTACAAAATGCATTGGGTGTCAATAGCCAATATGGTGCTGGATTAAATTCATTAATGGGTATGGGGCAACATTCATCTGACTCATTAAGTCAGATGTTCTCTGATTATATGAATAACAAAGCTAATTTAGCTTATGGAGAAGGTGCAGCAAAACAAGGACAGCAAGGTAGTTTATTTGGTGGTCTAGGTGGGCTAGCTGGATCTTTATTGTTTCTTTAAGGATTAAGATATGACATTTAATATTCCTTTACCAAATGCACCTGCCGGAAGCTTTATGGAAGGCATGAAGCAAACTAATGAGCTTTCAAAGCAAATGTTAGAAAATAGAATGAAGCAATTACAAAATCAATATTATGGATCCGATATTGAATCTCAAATAAATAATCGTAATGCTTTGACGCAAGGTCAAAATATTACAAATAAATATTTACCAGAAAAATTACAGTTAGGAAATGAAAATCAAAAATTAGTAAATAAGTATTATGTGCCTAACATTGAGTCTGAAATAAATAGCAGAAATGCACAAACTGGAGCCATTCCTTCACAGAATGCACTTCGTGAAGCTCAGTTACAAAAAATAAATTATATGCTTCAACATCCTGGTCTAATGGGTGGAAGTGCTGCAAAAGATATTCAATCATTAATTGATCTTGGGGTAATTAATAAAGATTCACTTCAACAGCAAAATTCTCCCCAAAATACTATGAATAATTCTAATGCAATTAATTATAGTGGACAGACTGGAGCACCATTTAATACTCAAAATCCATTGGTTAATGCTGTTTTAAACAAGTCTTATGCTCAACCGGCTTATCAACAACAGATGAATCAAGCATTTAATTGGGTTCATACAACCCCTGATGCTAAAAATTACGAAATTGCTGTTGGTGCAGGCATGGGCATTACTCCTGATGCATTTGTGGCAGAAAGAACCAAAGGTAAAACAATCGCTCAGATAGCACAAGATCACGGATTTGATCCTAATAATCTTCCAGAGCCAGACTTTTTACCAACAAAAGGTAATATTACTAAGTTAAAAAGCCGTCAAGCTGCTCTGTCTGAGGCAAAAACATTAAATAAATTTGTTACCGAAGGATTAGCGCCTTATTCAAAGCAAGTAAATGGCCGTTCATTTCAGCAAATTTCTGATGTGTTAAAAGGTGAAAATAAAGAACAACAAAAGAAATTTTTTGCTGCATACATGTTGACGCCAGAAGTTGCGAATATTAGACAAAATTTAGCTCAGGGTAATGTTGGTGTAACTGCGTCTCAAGAAATTATGAATCGAAGTTTAATGAACATTAAGCCATTTACATCACTTATTGATCCTGAAGTTTTCAAAGGTGCACAAGAATTAGCTGATGAGAAATTATCAGAAGCTTTTGGTCAAGCTGAAAAAGTTTATCAAGTTGCAAGGTCACCAAAAAAGTCTGAATCTAATTTGAAGCCAGTTCATGATATGACGCTGGATGAATTAAAAAAAGAAAGAGATAAGTTGAGGGGAAAAAAATGAGTAATTCCCGTTTAGATGAAATCAATCAAGAGATATCTCGTAGAGAATCTATAAATTCTGAGATAAGTAAACGGGAATCACAACCTGAGCAAGATGAGAAGCCATATCAAAGAAATCTAGGTGATGTTGGTAGAGATTTAGGCGCAGGAATTGCGAGAGGTTCTCAAAATCTTGCATCAGGATTATTGGAAGGTGGTGAATATTTAACTAGAAAAGGTGCTGAACAATTAGGTAAGAGTTTAGGTCATCCTGTTAAAGTTCCATATTGGAATGCTCGTGAATTTATGGGGCTAGAAGGTAAAAATCCAATTGATTTGGGATCAATGGTTCAAGGTGCCCATCCAGATGCACCTTCACAAGCCATCGGACAATTTGGATCATCTATTGGGTTGGGTGGTACTAATGCTTTAAGACAAATACTTACTCAAGCAGGCTACGGCGCATCTCAAGCATCTCCTAATGAACAAAATATGTTTGGTTTATTGCCATCTGGTAGAGGTGGCGCCGCGGTTATGGGCGCCGCTTTAGGTGCTCTGCCTTTTGCCATTCCTAAAGCATTTTCTGTTGTTAAAAATGCACTTAATGAACATTTTTCACCACAGAAAGGTTTTGAGAATTTTATTAATAAAATATCTGGTGGAAAAAATATTACAGAGAATATGAATGAATTATCTAATCGCCTAGGATATGGACAAAAAACTGCTAAACAAGAAGCTCTAATTCCTAAACGTGAGGTTATGGCAGAAAGTGGTGATGAAAGAATATTTCCATCACAGAAAAAAGGTGATGAATTAACAAAAGAAACTTCCTCCATATTTTCCGAACATCCAAAAGATGTTTCACCAGATTCAATGAAAAAATACAAAAAAGCACTAAAAAATTATTATGAAGGTGATTTTACACATAAGAATCCTGACCTTCATGTAGAACCTGGCGATATTGATTTACTTATTGAAAAAGGTGAGGAAATTTTTAATCATCCAGGATTAAATGAAAAAGACATTACAAAGCTAGATGAAGCTTTAATACCAGAAAAACCAGTTAAAGGCGAATATCTCAAAATTAAAAATCCTGATGATCATTATTCAGATTTAATTCAAGAAGCCCATGATGCATATGTTAAAAATCCTACTTTTAGAAATTCAGATAAATTGCGTTCAAGAATATTTAAGAGAATTAATGAATTAAATAATGAGAAGAAAAGAATAGGATCTTTGTCTGACAATAAAGATAAGGAATTATCAGCATTAACAAAATCTAGAAGTTCAATAATTAAAGATCAAGATAATTTAATTAAAACATTTTCTCCAGAGAATCGTGGTAAATATGGAAAGTTCAATCAGTTATGGCGTGAAGATGTTAGAGCTTACGAAGATGCTGGATCGACTATTCGTAATTTAAAAAATGGTCATTTACAGAATATAACGCCTCAAAAAATTACAAATGCATTTTCGTTTCCAGAATTGAAACCTCAAATACAAAAAATATTAAAGGACATTGGACCAAATGGTGTTAATAACATTGTATTTAATGAATTAGGAAGAGCTAAAGATGCAAAAAGTGCAATTGCATTAATTGAAAGACTGGAGAGAAATAAAGGATTTAATAGCTATATTACGCCTGAAATAAGATATATGTATCAAAAAATGAAAAATCAATTAAGAAATAAGAATGCACTGAAAGTTGGTTCTGGTTTAGTAGGCGCCGGTGCTTTGTATGAGACAGGTAAAAATGCACTTAAAGGAAATTATTAATGGCAAAAGTATATACCATAGAACCAAATCCACATTGGGTCATTATTGATAATTTTTCGAAATTACCAAATGGTGCTGCAATCTACACTTATAGTAATCGTAACCCAACTGTGTTTAAGCCAGCATTTCAAGATGCGGCAGGCACCATACCATATGGTCAACCAATTACTGGGTTTGGTAATGGCACGATGCCACCTATTTTTTGGGAATTTGATGATGCTGCGCCAGATGAAGGTTATTACATTCGTGTTTATGATAAGCCAGTAACGGAACCTGGGGCTAATTTTCTATGGGACTTTGACGATTTATTCGGTGGGGGAACGGGTGGTGGTGGAACGATTACAACATTGATTGATGTTGAGAATTTAGTTGTTAATGGCGAATTTTATAATAACGTTGGTAACTTATTCCCAGTGGAAACTTTTCAAACATTAGCACCAAGTAATCATTCTGGATTTAGTGGCCTACAAAATGATGTAAATGATGCACCAGTGGCACCTGATATTATTTTTGCAAAAAGCAGTCCAAGTGCCACTGATTCTATTTCTTTTGTTCCGGTATCACCTTTGGGCTCACAAAATCTTGGAAATAATCCTACACCTGAGATTTATGTTAATTATACCTGTTCAATCGGTGGATCTGGTGAAGCATATAAATGTTTCCAATTCCCTTTAGTTGCTGGCGTTCAAAATACCAGTGAACAAGAAATGGGTGTAAAAATATATGCTCGTTTAAACAGTGGGACAAATAATGTTTTATTAAGATTTAGACAGTTTTTTGGAAATGGTGATAATTCTCCAAGTTCTGATGTTTTAAAAAATATTGGCGGAGGACCTTTGGCTTTGATTCAGGGATCATGGGTTGAATTAACATTTTCAAACGAACAGGTTCCATCTGTTTCACTAAAAACATTAGGAAATTGCGGTAATGATGGCCTATATTTGCAATTACAAATGCCACCATCCCCTGATTTGATCAACATAGATTTCATTTTGCCATCAGTATATTTAGGTGGTGTACCAGCTGACATTGATTTTCATACAGAAGATGAAGTCAATGCAATTGGCAATTCTCCTCGTACTGGCGACACCAGAACTACAATCAATACTGTAAATCTTGGTTGGGTAAGGATGAATGATAAAACCATTGGCAATGCCACATCTGGCGCTACCGCTAGGGCTAATGTGGATACTTTCGGATTATTTAAATTAATTTGGGATACATTCAGTACTAATCAAACATTAGCCCCTATGTATACGTCAGCTGGAACACCTATCGCATATGGTGCAAGTCCTACTTTAGATTTTGCTATTAGCAGGCGAATTTCGCTAACCAAGAATTTGGGTAGAGTTATGATAGGCGCTCTTCCTGAAGCCGCTAATCAGGCATTTACAAGAGCTGCAAATACACTTGTTGTAACATCCAGTGCGGGGTTCTACACAGGAATGGCTATTACTGTTTCTGGAGGAGGGTTACCTTCTCCATTGGTAGCGGGGACGATTTATTATGCAGTTGTTTTATCAGATACCACCCTATCATTGGCTACAACCGTAGCCAATGCGACAGCTTCAACGCCTGTTGTGATTACATTGACGACAGCAGGAACAGGAACCATTGTTTCGGTTAATAGCGAAGTTTTAGGTGCGTATGGCGGCGAAGAAGAGCATGTGTTAACGATTGCTGAAATGCCAGCTCATAATCATCCTGGCTCTACAGTTACTATAGGAAATGCTGTTTTTTCCGGTGGAGGAGGAGCCGGTTATTCTCCTGTTGGAGCTACACCACAAGCAATTGTGACGGTAGCCTCTCAAGGTGGTGGAATTGGCCATAATACGTTGCCACCCTATGTAGGCATGAATATATTTATTAAGCTATAATGTTTGCGTTAACAAATGGAATTTGTGATCACATAAAAAGGAATTTATATCATGGCTTTTCAACAATATAATGTTTATCCAGCTCTTACACCTTGCCGATTGGTTGCGACAACAAACCAAACTGGAACCTATTT